CGACTGGACGACAAGGGCAACATCGTGGAGGCCGCATGATTTATCACATGATGTCCCGCCCTGACGAGTCTCGCTATTGGGACGAAGTTGCGCGGGCCGAACGCAGAGAAATGCAATTACGGACGGACACGGCGGGTAGGGCTACTGTTCGGGCTACCGGGGTCTGTGCTACCCCGGTAGAACGCACGACACCCGCCCCCGTCCTTGAATGGAACGACGATCACCTGCGAGAGCGAGATGCCGACCGACTCCGGGCCGACGATGAATTTTGGGACTGGTACAAGGGGACGCTCGAAGCGCGTGGCAAGTGCCTCTGCCCGAATTGTCACGCGAAGGTTGAGAAGTTCGGGCAATACTGTCAAAACTGCACATTCTAAGGAGACACACGATGAAACTCTGCAAGGACTGTACGCACTACGACCCGCCGACCGACAAGTGCCAGCACCCCGACATGGCGTACGTTCACCCCGTCAACGGTGGGCCGGAATATCTCTACGCCTATTCGTGCCGAAGGATGGGGCCGTGCGGCATGGATGCCAAGCACTTCGAGCCGAAGGAGGACAAGCCGTGAGACTGTCCACCCGTTGCACCGCCCGTCCTCACGCGATATGGGACGGCCTTTGCTCCGCCTGCAAGGAACACGCCGACTTCGAGGACGCGGACTGTATTCGATGCCCACAGTGCGAACTGAACGAAGTGAGCGAACCGGGGGAGTATTGCGGCGAGTGCCGACAGGCGAACGCCGATCACCGTAGAGAACTTGCGACAAACCGCTGAGAGCCGGACGCTCTCTCATTCAATCACTCAGGGAGTCAAGCCATGAACGTCAACGACATCAAGCAGTCCAAGTATCTCAAGAAGGAGGACTGCGGCGAAGGCATCCTCGTCACGATTGCCAGTCTCAAGGAACAGAACGTGGCAAAGGAGGGCGTAGAGCCGGAGATGAAGGTCTGCGTGTTCTTCCATGAGGTCGAAAAGCCAATGGTGCTGAATTCGACCAACGCCCAACTGATTGCCAAGATTACGGGCCATGACGACGACATCGAGAACACATGGCAGGGCGCGAAGATCGTCCTGTACAACGACCCGTCCATCTCCTTCGGCGGCAAAATCACGGGCGGCATCCGTGTTCGCGCACCGCGCACGGCGGCGAAGCCGGATTTGCCGTTCTGACCTAATCGGGGGCGGTTTGCGCCGCCCCCAACTTTACCGAAAGGGAATATGCTCCAAGCGAAAAACGATAGGTGGTACTTGCAGGGCGGGGCCTGGGAAACAACGGGCCACGACTTCAAACCCGGCGACAGACTCAAGTTGAACCTCCGAGCCGAAGACCTTGCCGCCTGTGCCGACGAGGAGGGATGGGTGCAGGTCTTCGTCGCCCGGAGGATGGACGTGGACGAGTCGGCCAAGTACACGCACAGTGTTTATTTCCGAGAGACGAAATGACCGAAGAACTGGGGCATTACACGGAGATCGCCGCAACGCAACTCGACACCTCAAGCGGCCACAACCTCGCCGAGCATCTCCTCACGTTGAGTGCGGCCATTGGCCGAGTCGGGTCAATCGTGGTCTTCACGGAGGGCAAGTTGCTACGGGCCGAGCGGCATCATCGGGACGAGTGCCTGAAAGCCAACGGGGACGTATCGGAGGCCCGTATCTCAGCAATACGTCTCGATGATGATGAACCCGCAGTCGGACCGCCAAGTGCCGCTGTGGATCCTCGCCACGCTTCCCAAGTCGATCGCCCTGCGTCTCGCGTCCAACGTCCTTCGGTTGAACGGGATGGACGTTCGCGACCTGTCGAAGCCCGCGCACGTCAACGGGAGCATCTTCGATGAGATGCGGCACATGATGGAAGCCCTCGGCGGTATCGCCAAGCGTGCCGAACTTGTGCCGGAGAATGTCCCCGCGCTCCGCAAGTTGTCCCGCGAGATGCAGTCAACCCTTGAACAGTTCAACAATGAACTCGACGCGGCGGAGGCCAAATGAAGAACCCCATCGACCCGAATGTTGTCTACAGCGCCCGCGAAGCCGCCGAACTGTTCTCTGTGTCGCCTTCGACCGTCACCCGTTGGGCGAAGGCCCGGCGATTGATCCCCGTCCCCGGCTGTCAGCGTCCGCTCAAGTTCCTCGGTGAGCGGCTGATTGAGTTCGCACGGGGAAACGCATCCATGATTCAAGCGCACCAGCGGAGGGCCGCATGATGAAGCGTCTGTTTTTCCTCACCCTCGGCCTCGTCGCCGTCGGTACGTTCGTCGCGTGGTTCCAGTCCATCTCATTCGATCTTGACTTCACCGAACGCTCCATCTCGGAATAATCCATCCACCATTCAAAGGGTGCTGCCATGTCAGCCGCCAGAAGTAAGCCCGAAGTCCTCGAATCCGAACCCGTCGAAGGCCCACCGATGGGCCTGATGTTCCCCGACAGAGTTCTCCACAAGTCCGAGTGGCCCGTCGTTGCCAACTCGCTCATCGACCGGATGCTCGAGGCGACCGATGCTCCGACCGCCTACGTCCTCATGGCTCAGGTCGAAGAAGTGATCGCCACGGCGAAGAAGCAACTCAAGCCGAAGGTGATGCTGGCCGCTGCCGGAACGCACCTGAACATCGGCGGGGCGAAGGTGGAGTACCGCAGGTCGGCGGGGAAGTGGGACTATCGGAACGACGTGAAACTCCGGCAATTGGAAGACGAGATCGCCACGCTCTCCGAACTGGCCGATGCCCGGAAGAAGATGCTCCAAGCGTTGACCGAACCCGTCTACGACACGGAACTCGGCTCGGAGGTACAGCCGGCGGTCCAGTCCGATCCGGTCTACACCGTCGCCGTCACCTTCCCGAAGGAGTGAGGACATGGAACCCACGACCGCTCTCACGAAGTCCGAGGAGTACAAGTTGCTCCCGGAGGACATCAAGACCCTGGTGGACTCGAACATCATCCCGAAGGATACGCCCGAAGGGACGATCCGGCTGTTCGGGAAGTTCTGCGCCGAGTCCCGCCTGTCACCGTTCAAGCGTCAGGTCCATCTCATCGGGCGCAAGACGAAGGACGGGATGAAGTATTCGATCCAGACGGGCATCGACGGATACCGCTCGATCGCGGACCGCACGGGACGGTATGCCGGTTCGGACGATTACCGCTTCAACGACACGCTGACGGAGTATCAGCACATCGTCACCGAGAAGGGCAAACCCCCGGTGACGGCAACGGCGACCGTCTACAAGATCGTATCGGGGATGCGCGTCCCGTTCACGGCGACCGCACGGTGGGATGAATACGCCCAGACGAAGTTCGACGGGTCGTTGAATCCCATCTGGTCGAAGATGCCGTACCTGATGATCGGCAAGTGCGCCGAAGCCCTTGCGCTCCGCAAGGCGTTCCCGGACGAACTCGGCGGGATTTACACCGACGAAGAAATGGCTCAGGCCGAAGTTGTCGAAGTGCCGTCCTCGGTCGGGGCGGCAGAGGCGAAGCGGGGGGATGCGGGCCCATATACCCGTCCCGTCCAAACCGGACAGGAAACCCCCGCCGAGTCCTCCGTCGATGAAGCCGTCCGCAATGAATTGGGCGGGGAGCGCGTAGAGCATCCGGTCACGCAACCGGCCAAACTCCACCCGACGAAGGGCGACGTGCTGAAGCTCGATGCCGAGCGCAAGAAGCGGTCGATCGCGCTGGAAGTCGTGAAGTTGTGGCTCAGGGACCGCTATCAGGTCGCAGCCGCCACGGAACTCACGATGGAGCAATACGACGAACTCCGCAACCGCATCATCCCCGGTCTGGACAAGGGGACGATCATGGCCGTCGACCTCACCATATGGCCGAACCCGCTGGCGAACGAGGAAAGGAGCGCGGCATGATGACCTTCGCCATTCACGTCCCCACGGGCCAGCCGTGCCTTGTCATCGACCAGGAGTTCCATCACCAGTACGACCGGGAGGGGCGGAGGATCATCGGACGGTATGCGACGATGCTGGTGGAGTTCATGGGCCACGCGAAGCGTACCGTCCCGGCGGAAGAGGTCGAGATCGTGAAGTTCAAGTCGAAGGAATACGAGTTCCGCCCGTCGCGTGAGTTCAAGGCGTGGCAGGGCAATCGCAGGCAAGCGGCGTAATCACTCACTCTCACGCGGTGCGGATCGTTGCGGCGGACGGCGAGGCGACGAGCGGGACGAGTCCCAGCGGCCTCAAGGTGAATGTGTCGGCTAGGGCGCAAAGGTCGCGTCCGCATCGCGTGGGTTAATCGAAAGGGAGAACATGGCACGAAGCGTCAATTTCGCGGTACTCATCGGGAACCTCACGAAAGCCCCGGAGGTGAGGTACACCGGGGCGGGAGTGGCCGTCGCAACCTTCACCGTCGCCACGAACAAGGAGTGGACGGGGGCCGATGGCATCAAGTCTGAGGCCGTCCAGTATCACAACATCGTCGCGTGGCGCAAGCTGGCGGAGATCTGCGGCGAATATCTCAAGAAGGGGTCGAAGGTGTACGTGAAGGGCGAGATTGGCTACCGGTCCTACGACAAGGACGGCATCAAGAAGTACATCACGGAAATCACCATCGACGAGATGACGATGCTCGACGGGAAGAAGTCGGACGAACACGCCGAGCCGGTTGCGGCTGGCGCACCGGAATCGAAGGACGGGGATCTGCCCTTCTGATGCGGCACATCGACTTGTTCTCTGGCATCGGGGGCTTCGCTCTGGCTGCGTCTTGGGTATGGGGCGATGAATACGAGAACGTAGGCCACTCTGAAGTTGAGCCGTACGCCTGCAAGGTCTATCACAAACACTTTAGCGGGAGCAAATGTCTTGGCGACATCACGAAGATCGAATGGCAAGAAGGGCAAGCCGACCTCATCACCGGGGGATTCCCCTGCCAGCCCCACTCCGTCGCAGGGAAGAGGAAGGGCGCAGAGGATTCGCGGGATTTATGGGGAGAGTGCGTCCGCGCCGTTCGCGTGGTACGACCCCGATTCGCACTCTTCGAGAATGTCCCAGGCCTGTTTATTTCCAACGGAGGAAGGTTCTTCAACCGAGTTGTGTCTGACCTGGCCTCAATCGGGTATGATGCGGAATGGCAAGTGCTATCGGCTGAGGCTGTCGGTGCGCCACACCTACGCAAGAGGGTCTGGATTGTTGCCTACCCCAAAAGTATCGGACTCACGCGAAGGACTCAATTCGGGGAAAGTAACCGAGAACAGGGGGGGGTATGGATCAACGTAAGGCCGAGAGACGGGGCAAGATTCGGGGCATCGTTGAACGAAGTTGTGAAGTGGCCCACGCCAACAACTCGCGATCACAAGGACGGGACAAGTGGCAACGGGAGAACGGACATACTTGGTCAGGCGGTTGGCCCGACGAAGGAGAATGGTTCGCTCAATCCGGCATGGGTAGAATATCTCATGGGGTACCCTCTAGGGTGGACAGACTTAAGGGACTCGGAAACGCCATCGTACCCCAAGTAGCATACCAAATTCTCAAGCCGCTGAAAGACCCGATCTAATGCCCGAACCTCTCCCCATCTTCACCGGAACCGTCCTCAACGGTCGCCTGACACTTGACGAGCCGGAGCGATTCAAGCGATATGTGCAATCGCTCTCTGGCCGCGTTGTGGACGTGACGGTGGGCAAGCACCGCGAACGTCGCAGTAACCCCCAGAACGCGCTCTACTGGTCGTGCTACGTCGCACCCCTAGCCGCGCATCACGGTTGGGACGCTGACGATATGCACGAATACCTCAAGCTCGAATGCAACCCCGTCATGCTCCACGTCAACGGACAGGAGGTCAAGGTGGGAGGTTCGACCGCGAAGATGGATCGCGCAGAGTTCACGGCATTCCTCGAACGCATCGAGCGTCATCCGGTGGCGGAGGGTTTCGTCTTCCCCCATGAAGATCGGGTGGAGGTTCCGGCGTGAAGAATTCACTTGACATCGGGACAGGAATTCCGTACAATGTCGCCGGAAGGTTTCACCAACGTTGCGTCGATACAACGGGCTTGAGTTCTCACTCAATTCCCCGTGTCCTGTGCTGTTCTATCCATTTCGCTTCGGCGGACGTGGGTGAACCTTCCACACAGGCGCGGGGAATTTTTGTTTGTACGCCCCGCCCAATTCCCTCACCACATAGGAGCATGAAAGGGTATGGGGCATGAAATACGCAGACAAGCTCAAGGATCCGCGCTGGCAGAAGAAACGGTTGGAGGTGTTCCAGCGGGACGGGTTTTCTTGTCGGGCTTGCGGTGACACTACGAAGACCCTCAACGTCCACCATTTGCGATACAAGAAAGGCGGTGAACCGTGGGAGTCGCCACTGTCTGATTTGATGACGCTGTGCGAGTACTGTCACGAGGAAGAGACAAATCGTAGGGCCGATTTTGAATCGGCACTACTGGAAATGCTGAGGGCTAGGAATTGGACCTGCCAAGACATAGAAATGTTGACGCGGTCTGTTATGGTCGGCTATATCGGGCCTTGGTTTACCGGCCAAACGGGAAAGGTGGGGAAGTAATGGCCTGGATGGAACTGCACCAAGAATTCTACGACCACCCCAAGGTCCGTTCGCTTGCCCGGAACATCCGCGTCCCAATCCCAACGGCGAAAGGATACATCGTCAACCTGTGGCTCTACTGCGTGAAGTTCGCGCAAGACGGCGACATCACCGATCACATCACCGACCTACCCTCATACATGGAGGTTCCCGAAAAGCCGGGATACAACATCATCAAGTCGATGATTGCGGTCGGTTTGCTCGACGAAAACAACGGAAGAGTGTGCGTACACGACTGGAAATCGCATGGTATCCGACTACTCAAGCAGTCGAAGAGCCGCCTAACTAAGCACCGACGGCGCAAAGACTTAGGGACGAAAAGTGAAACGTTTCAGAAACGTATCAGTAACGTCCTTCTGACCTATCTTTCAGACCTTTCGTACCTATCAACTCAGACCGAGTCGGTGATGCGGTCGGCGGACTTCGCCGCCATCTACACCGAATGGGGTTTGAACAGGATCCAAGCCGGTAAACCCCTTACCGACATAGGGATTCGTAGACAGTTGATGTTCCTCGCCAACCAACAAGACGACCCAATTGCGATAGTGCGGCAGTCGCTAGAACGTCAATGGCAGGGGTTGTTTCCGATCAAAAAGGGGGGCGCGGTAGAAAACAATCAAGACGGTATTCGCGTTCTCCCGCTCAACTCCCACGAAAAGCGCCGCCTCCGTGAGGCCGCACGAAACCAACAAGCCCAACCATGACCGCCGATCCCGAAAAAGCACTCGCCGCAACCGTCCTCGTCTACCCCGAAGCCCTGTATGCCGTGGGCGGGGTGGTATCTCAGGCCGACTTCATCAGCCACGAATACGCCGAGGTCTACGGTTCGGCCTACTCCATCCTCGACGCTGGCGGGACGGTGACGCTGGCAACGGTAGCGGATCGCCTGAAGCGCAACGGGCGCAAGAACGCCGAAGAGACGGTGGTGGAACTCTCGAAGTTCGCGGAGTCCGAACCGGCAGCAATGACGCTGGCGAAGGTGATTCGGGAGCGGTCCATCATTCGGAACCTCAAGCACTTTGCCGGAGAACTCACCGTGAAGGCCGCGCAATCAGACGCCGACCCGTTCAAGCTCCTGTCTGAGTCTGAGCAACGGCTAATGTCCATCGGGGACATGAGCATCGCCACGCGACCCGTTCCCATCTCGGAAGCGATCCGGGACACGGTGACGCACATCGAGGAAATCCGGGCCGGGACGCGCAAGGCGATGGGCGTGGCAACGGGCCTCATCGAACTGGACGGGATCCTCGGGGGCTTGCACGAAGGGGACTTGATTGTGGTAGGCGGTCGCCCTGGTATGGGCAAGTCGGCCTTCGTCCTGTCGATTGCGGATTACATCGGGCGCACGGATGCCGTTGGGGTGTTCTCGCTGGAACTCTCCCGGCATCAGGTGTCGGTCCGGTATCTGGCGATGCACTCCGGCATTGCGTTCATGGACTTGGAGTCGGGCCGGTTCCGTCAGGACCAAGCCGGGGCGTTCGTCTCAGCCGCCGCCGCATCTTCATCCCGCCGCATCTGGATCGACGATACGCCGGGGATGAAGCTGATGGAGGTTCGGGCGAAGGTGCGCCGCCTTGTGGCTCAGGAGCATATCCGGTGCGCGTTCATCGACCGTCTGGAATTGCTTGACCCGCCGCAGTCGGAATCCCGCAATCAGGAAATATCGCAACTCACGCGGGGGCTGAAGGCGTTGGCGCGTGAACTCAACATCCCGGTCGTATTGCTGGTGCAACTCAATCGGGCCGTGGAGAACCGGAGCGACAAGCGGCCCATGCTCTCGGACTTGCGGGACTCCGGGTCGATCGAGCAGGACGCGCAGGTGGTGTTGTTCCCCTTCCGTCCTGAGTATTACGAATTCGAGAACTACGGCGACGGCTCCCCGACTGTTGGGACCGCCGAGATCATCATTGCCAAGAACACGAACGGGCCGACTGATACGAAGCGGTTCTCGTTCGTCAAGGAGCGCATGAGGTTCGACAACCTTGCGCCGTCGATCAGGGAGAGTGCCGCATGACCCACATCGTCCAGTCCCTCGACCTTGCTCAGACCGAATCCGCTCTCCGCGAGATCCGCCGCCTCGCCGGGTATGCGAACTTCGACGCGGTCGTGAAGAAGCTCAACCGGGAGCGCATCGACCCCGAACGAGTCAAGCGCAAGCGGTTCCCGAAGTCCATGTACCAACGGCTCTACGACAAGCAACAAGGCGTCTGCCCGTTGTGCGACAACCGCCTAAACATTCCAGCCACGAAGAACGAGATCGATCACATTAGTCCAGGAGAAGAACAGTTCAATGGAGTGGCGAACCTCCAACTAACCCACCCAATGTGCAACCGAAAGAAGTCAAGCAAGTCTGTGCTGCAACAGTCGAAAGAATCTGGACGGTCGTTCGTTTCGATTGTCAGCCGTGGAGAGATCGAATGAGAAAGCAGATACCCGAATTCCCCGATTACTACGCAGATGAAGATGGCAACATCTATTCGCGTAGGAGGGTCAAGCACAACGGATGGAGAAAGCTGTCAACCCGGTCATCGTGCGGAGATTATTTCCGCGTGACGGTGATTGCCAATGGCAAGAAGTACAAGCGCACAGTCCACTCGCTTGTCCTTTCTGCGTTTGTTGGTCCCCGCCCGAAGGGCCTTATTTGCCTTCATGGACCAGCCGGAAAATACGACAACTCCATCAGGAACTTGTCCTACGGGACGATCTCTGAAAATGCCGCCGATCGACACCGCGACGGGACTGCGATGTATGGCGACGCACATCCCAACACAAAGATCAAAGACAAGGATGTCGCCTATGTGCTGACGCAGGGGAAACATATCAGCGGCAGCGAACTGGCAAGGAGGTTTGGCGTATGCCCGTCGGTCATAAGCGCAATTAGGAAGAGACGCGAAAGGAGATACGTAAATGTCTAACAACTCACGCACCCGTCCTGCAACCGCCGCAAGTCCAGCCGAAGCATCCTCGAGCAGTCCAAGCGTAGCGGTAAGCCCTTCACCGCTCTCGTTGGCGTGGAGTGAGACGGTGGAGGTCGCCCGACGCATCGCGGTCGCGTTGCTGATGCTGATGCTGTGCGCGTGGCTGTTCGCCGTTCGTCTGACGGTTGGAATGATCGCGCTGTTCTTCGAGGTTCTGAGCGATACCCTGGACTCGTTCTTCGACGTGGTGTTCGGGGACAGGTGATGCCAACGATCAACCTATTCCATTTCCTGCTATCGATGCTGGCCGCGTTCCTTGTCATTGCGGCCCTCGTCCGGTGGCTGGAACGAAAGGAGAGATAATGAGAACACTCGCATTGCTACTTGTAATGACGGTGGGGGCGTGGGGGCAGAGCAAACCCGACTCGTTCGCCGTTGAATTGATCGCAAGGGGCACGCCCATAGACATCAGCAGGGAACACGGGGCACAATTCCTCGTCGCCGCTTGGGATGCCTACGCGAAGGAGTGCTACGCGGATTCGGCCTATGTAATTTGGACGGGTTGGATGGAGGAACCAATTGTCGAGGTGAGGACGGTGCGGGAGGCGGAGGACTTCTATCGCAATTGGGGCAAGCGCGGAACGTGGACGCACCAAGCCCCCACATTCCCCGGCTTTATCGAATACCTACGGAGGCGCAGGTGAACTGGCTCCTCGCTATCCTCTGCGTTATCGGCGGCTTGTTCCTTGTGCTACTTGTCGCCAGGCTGGTGCTGGCGGTGCTGATGGCTAGGCGGTACGCGAAAGGAACGGGTCAATGACCGCCTTCCTCGCTGGCATCCTGACCGGGGCCGGACTGATGCTCGGCACGGTTCTCATCGGCCTTGCGGTCTATGCGGTCTGGACGCACGAAGACCCGCCGTATGGGGGAGGGCCGGAACTGTGAGTGAGTTCTGGTGGGGGTTCGTCGTCGGCTTCTTCTGGTTTATCGTCCTCTTTGTCTTGGGCGTGATGGCATTTGGGGTGTACGTGGTGTGGAGCGTAGCCAAGACGAAGGAAAAGTATCTGCGGCAAACACTATCGGACACGGACAAGAAAAAATGACGCTCAAAGAGCAGGTGCGGGAGTTCTGGAACGCGGAGCCGTGCGCCATGCGCTTCGCCACAAAGCCCGTTGGGACAAGGGAGTTCTACGACGAGGTAGAGGCGTTCCGCTACCGCGTCCAGCCGTGGCACAAACGGGTTGCGGAGTTCGATCAACATTGGGGCGGGGACGTGCTAGAAATCGGGTGCGGCATGGGAACAGATGCCCTGCAATTCGCACGGGGCGGGGCAACGGTGACGGTCGTGGACTTGACGCAATCTGCCATTGACATCACGCGCAAGCGGTTCGAGGTGTACGGATTCCCGCTGAACGCGCAAGTCGCCGATGCTGAATCGCTCCCCTTTCGAGACAACACCTTCGACGTGGTGTATTCGTTTGGCGTTCTGCATCACACGCCCGATACGGAGAAGGCGTTGCATGAGGCCGTGCGGGTGTTGAAGCCCGGTGGACGGCTAATCGTCATGCTCTACCACTCGCGCTCGTTGCACTTCTGGCTTGGCTCTCTCGTCTATGGCTCGGCGGAGTGGGTCAGGATGTACGACGGGCCGGGGAACCCGTTGGGCAAGGCATACACGCGCAAGCAAGTCCGGGCCATGATCCCGATGAAGGTCGAACTTGAATCTGTGGAGTTCATTCATCGCCGCTGGCCGAAGTGGGCCAATGCTCTGTGGCAATGCCTGACGTTCGGGACGGGGGCGTATCTTATAGCGAAAGGGAACAAACATGAGTGAAACCGACTGGACGCAATACTCGCTGATCGCGTGGCTCGTCATCTGGCAGATTCTCGCGCAACTGCAAATACGGGAACTGCGGAGGCAACGGTGAAACTCGGACGGGCCTCCTACTACGTCAACCGCTTGCAGGTCTGGATGGGACGGGCCAACTTCGTCGGCATCCTGTTCCTCGTCTCTGACCGCTTGGGCATCTCGCTCTGGCTGGCCCTTGCCGTCGTGCTGGTCGGTGGGCTTGTCCTCGCCGTCCTCGATAGCCGATACATTCTCGAAGAAGAAAACAACGCCAACATCATGCGCTCTCCGATATGGGTGAAGTTCCTGAAAGAATGGGGAGAGTTCTACGGGAGAAGCCGATGAACCGCCTTCCCCTCTACGCCATGCTCCTTGTGCTGGTCGTGGTATCGTGGAATACATGGTGGGGTGATCCGATGCTTTACTTGTGCTATTCCGGCCCGTTCCAGTTCAACCCCGGCGAGTTCTCTGCGAGCATGACAAGCCCCGTGTGGCATTTGATTACGCTCAAGATGGGGCCGGACGTATTCAGGGCGTTTGCGGCCCTCGTTGCGTTCCTTGCGCTGTGGGCGGTGATGGAAACGCAGGAGAAGCCGGAGGCGCAACTTGTGGCCGGTGCGCTTGTGTTCCCTGTGTTGTTCTTTGGGGTCATGGGCTACGAGACGGCGTTGGCCGTGTTCCTGACGGTGATGCTCTGGCGGGGACGGCGTATCGCGTGGCTCCTTCCTCTGGTGCGGCCCGAATCTGTGCTGTTGCTGGCGTGGGTCTATCGCAAGGACTGGAAGGGGCTGGCGTTGAACCTCGCCCCGTTCGCGGTGTGGGCCGTGATTGCCTACGCCTTCGGCAACGGATTGACGAGCATCGAGACGCGGCTGGACAACTTCAACTTCCGGTATATGGCCGTATTCTGGACGTGGGGCGTTCTCTGGTCGGTTGGAGATTGGCGGCGGTCGTTTATCCCCGTCCTACTGATTGTCGCCGTATTCCCGTACGATACGCTACGCCGCGCCGTTCTCGATATGCACAAGCGGTGGGACTTCGACACGATCTCGCTCCATCAACCCGCCGACTTCATCAATCAGCGGTACGACTCCGTGACCGTGGGGGCGTACGAGATTCAGATTCGCTACTGGCTCAAGCCCTCGATACGGGTCGCAAGCGTCGAAGGGCTGGCGGGGGATGGATTGCCTACCGTATGGCTGGCCTCAGACCGGAACGACAACGGGCGGGAAGTCGTGGGAAGGTGGGAGTATCGCAGACCAGGATTCCTACAATACGCGGAGGTGAGACAATGACCTACACCGTCACATTCACCGACGAGGACGGCAAACGCCGGACGGAGATCGTCGAGATACCGGAGCCATTCATGGACGATAGGGACAAGACCCTCGCCGCGTGGAAACTCGGAGAACGGGGGCATACGGTACAATTCATTCACTCGATGACGAAGGAGCCAAGCCATGAGTAACGTGCAACTGAGCGAAGGGGTGAAGGCGGCGTATTACGCAGTTCCAGTTGGCACGTCACCCTCTGAGGGAGCGTTCTACGAATTGGATATGATGCGGCTACAAAACGCCCTCACCGCCTACGAATCCGAGACGGTGAAGCCGCTGAGGGAGACGTTGGAGAGGGCCGAGCATTGGAACAATTCGGTTGCCGTATGCGCCAAGCATACCGAAGAAGTTGTGGGTGGGGGGTGTATCGTTTGCGAGAACGCCGGACTACGAGAGGAGTTGGAGAGGATGAGGGGTGTGTGTGAATGGGAGCAGGCGGGGTGTAACTGGCGAGTGACCTGCGGTGCGGTTCCGTACATCACCGGGCGACCCGCTGGAGCATTCTGCCCCAATTGCGGTCGGCGGGTTGTTGAACTCCTCACTCCACCGGAGGGCGCATGACCGACGAACAGTTCCAGCGAATCATGTATGAACTCGACCAAGTAAAACGCGAAGCAAGCGAAAAGGGGCACTTCATCATCATCACCCTGCTCCTGTATATCGCAACTATTTGTGGAGCACTGGCAGTTCACTTCAAACTTTGACCGGAGGGCGCACGATGAGAACGCTGACAGATGAAGAGGTGATGTGGGAAACGGCGGCTTGGGCCGAATCTGATTGCGACCTGACGTGGCCCGTTGACGACGCTTTCCGCGAGGGCTATGTATCTGGTCTCGACCGTGGCAAGATTGAGGGTCGTGGAGAAGAGCGGGGGAGGGTGCTGTCCATCGTCGATGAAGTCATTGGCGACGGTGAGGTGAACTGCGAACTCCGCCGCCGCATCTCGGAGGGCGCATGAGATCCACACTCTACCGCCACTTCGACTGTCTCTTCAACCTGTTCACATTCATCCACATCCTCTCGGCGGTGTATGCCGTGAGTGGGTATATCCGGTAAGGAGAACGGGATGCTGCAATGCCAGTACCCAGGATGCACCGCACCCGCGAAGGTCAAGTGGTGCCCGAGGCACAACGCCATCGTCGCTAACGAACGAGCGGCGAAGCGGTGGAGGCAATCCAACGGATCCCCACGCAGACCAAGCCGAACGTCCGGCTACGCGGCGATGCTGATGAGCTACAACCGGGACGAGCGCGACAAGGGCCGCGTGGACTATTCCAGCCGTCCGACAGATTACACCGGCGTTGAGTACATCCGGTGGACGAGAAAATAAATTCAGAAAGTGCTTGGAAAGTACTCCGCACATTTCGTATCTTCGTGCGTCCCGAACACTCTCACGGAGCATTGATGCAGTAGGAGACGATCCCCGAACGTGGCGAGACTGGCCGACTTCATCCGGCAGTTGGTATCGAGCAAGTTCTACGGAACGCTGACGCTCAAGTTCGAGTCAGGCCGCATCGTTCGCATCATTCGGGAAGAGAGCATCGACGCTCGGACGTTCAACGACTGAGCGCAAGTTGACATAGGTAGAAGCCCTATCGGAACAACCGGGGGGCGGTCATCCCAAAAGGATGGTCGCCCCCTCCGTCGTTTCTAGGAGGCCGGACAAGTGAAAATAGGAAAGCGTTGGCTACTGGCAGCGGCCCAAACGGTACGGGGCCACATCCAGCGGAACCCGGAAGCGAAGAACCTCAAGGTCGACATCCGGGGGCTTGCGGATCGCATCAAGCGAGAGGCCATCGCCAGCCGGGAGAAGGAACGCCGGATGGAGTCCCGCCAGCAATCGAGGCCGTGGAGTCCGATACCGGGCAGCAAGTGTCCCATCAAGCCGTGCCGCCGTCTTCCGCGATACATTCTCGCGGGGGCGAATAGGGTGAAGTGAACCGAAAAGCCCCAACGACCGCAATGCGGTCAACCAGTCCCCGGAAGTGCTCAGAGCTACGGGGAATCGGGGCTTCAACAGCGAGGAAGCGCAAGGGATGTGGCTCGTCAGAAACCGTCAAAGAACGTCAGGCACAAGCAGGGTCCGCTCGACGAGGTGGACGGTCGCATTCTTGCGCTCATGATGTCTGACCCTGGGATTACGCAGGCGGAGATTGCCGAGCGTATTAACTATTCCCCAGAGGTTGTCAACCGCCGAATTAAACGCCCGGAGTTTCAGGCGAGACTGGAAAAAGAGACCGAGGCCATCACAGCCGAGGTCGTGAAGATCGTCAAGCGGATGCAACTCAAGGCCGCCCTGAGAGCTTCAAGGTTGGTTGACAGCACAGACGAACAGGTTGCGGCCCGCGTTGCGCTCAAGGTGCTGGACGGGATACCCGAAGTGGCGGCGGGAACGATGAAGCAGGCGACTGACACACCGGGCGAGAACATGAGCGACGATGAGCGAAAAGCTGTGGCAAGGTATCTGGCTGAAAGCGAGGGCGAGGAAGCCGAAGAGTAAGCGGCTCCTGTTGATGTATGTCCGGGCGTTCTTCGGACTCCGAGTTCCCGATACGAAGGTCTGTCACGACCATTCCACCCCCGGCGATTTCGTGGCCGATGCGTTCTTTGAGAAGCACCCGCTGATGTTGGTTGTCGCCTCACGGCACGGGTACAAGACCCTGCTTACGGCGATCATCGACGTTCTGGATATGTGGTTCAAGGGGGCCGGGATTGTTCACGCCGGGGCCATTGAAGCACAGGCGAACAAGGGATACTCCTACGTTCGAGACTTCTGCGTGAGAGTGTTCTCCGATCAGCTTGCTGGACCGCCGCTGATGCACCAGACGACGTTCAAGAATGGGGGCAAGATCGAGGTCTACCCCATGACGATGAACAAGATGGCCGGTCCGCACGAGCCGAAACTGAGGCGGGATGAGACGGACCTTGCCAAGCCCCAAGCCCTCGAGCAGTCGAAGGGCATACCGACCGAAAAGGGCGGCGTGAAGATCGGGGTAATCGACACATCGAGCCGCTACTTCTCGCACGGCAACGTCCAGCGGATGATCGATGAGGCAGAGGAGACGGGCCGGAAGGTTCACATCTGGTGCTACAAGGAAGTGACGGAGAAGTGCAGGTCGGAGCGTAGTGGGACAACCCCAGCGGTTGCGTGGATCGATCGGGAGGCGTTACATGCCGTCAGGCCGGAAGAGTATCGAGGGTTTTCTGAATCTGAGCGACAGCATTACCAGCGGTATGACGTATGGAGTGGCTGTCACGAGTGCCCTCTGCTTCCTAGTTGCTGCGGTGATCTTCGTCGTGCGAACGGCAACCAGTCCATTGACGAGGCGATTGTCCAATTCCGGGAGGCGTCCGCTGAGACGTGGATCGCGCAATTCGAGTCCCGACGCGCAACGAACGAAGGCGTCATCTACAAGTACGAGTGGAAGCCCCGGTATCATGTGGTTGGCTCCTGGGTTCTCCCGGCGAACTGGAAACGAGAAGGAAGCATATACCGATGCCTTGACTTCGGGCGAAACCGCCCATCGGTCGGTTGGATTTATGCTGACGGGGTGCGGGATATTCACTTCGCGGAGTTAGAGCCGTTTGACCTGACGATCGACGCGCTCAAGTTGGAGATTCGGAAGGTTGACGAGCGGTTCGGGTTGAGGCCGGAGGATGTGGAGTTGACGTATTGCGACCCGGCTGGCGTTCAGCGGACGGACATGGACATCGGCAACCGTCTGGACAAGCTGGGAACGCCAACGGTTCAGCCGGCAGACGGCTACAACCTCAAGGCGGTGATTCCGGCGAGGATCGGAGTCTGGGACGGCATCGAGGAGGTCAAGAGCCGTCTGAAGATCGAGGGTGGGAAGGCGATGTTTCAGGTTGTCGGGCCGAACTGCCCGGAGACGATCAAGGCGTTCGAGAGTTACCGCAAGAAGCGACATGGTTCCGGCTTGTGGCTGAATGAGCCGGAGGATCCGCAAGAGTTCGAGCATCCAATGGACCGTATTCGATACTTCATCGTAGGCAAGTACAAGACCAAGCCGAGCAAATGGGAGGCCGCCTAATGGCGGGTACGTTCAATCCACTCATCCGGTCGAACGTGACGGACACGCTGAATCGTGCGTTGCGAGAGGCCGAGGACAAGTCGGAGGAGATATTCCGGGCGCGTCGACAGATGTGCGCGGATTACTTCTTCGATCGGGTGCTGGCGGAGGACAACGGGGACGATGGCTACCTCAAGGAGTTCTTCGCATACGAGAACGAGAAGGGTGCGCTGGAATACCCCTCATATCTGGGCCTTGAGCATGTTCCCATCACCCGGAAGATCGCCCGTAAGAAGGCGAAGGTCTACAAGGTCCAGCCGATTCGCAAAGTGGGCGGCAATCCTGCCGAGGACTATCAAGCCCTCCTCGACCTCTCGTCCTGGTCGGCGTTCTCCAAGAAGGTCGATCAACTGACGTATCTACTGAACGACATCTGCGTTGGGGTCTACGTCTCGCAGGACAAGACCCGGCTGATGCCGAGACTGTACACGGACTTCGTGCCGCTGTTCGACGGCAACGATCCCTTCCAGCCCGTCGCGGTCGTTGTGCCGACATCGTGGGTTGACGCGAAGGGGGCGCAAGTCTGGGCCTACTTCGACGCGGAGAATATGTGGCTCTGTACCTCGAAGGGCGACCGAACGGACGTTGAGGGTGTCCAGCAGGGGCCGCATAACTACGGCGCACTGCCGTTCATCTTCCCGCACTACGACTTCCCGGTGGATCACTTCTTCGGCACTCCCCGCGTTGCATTGATTCAAGCCAACCAGCAGATCGACGTTGCGAAGACCTCGCTGAATCAGGTGATGAAGATGCAGGGGTATAAGCAAGTTGTGATCGTGGGCAACACGGGCGACACGGCGAGTAAGGTGGTGATGGGCAAGAGCCGGGCGCTGGTGCTTACGCCGTCCAATACCCCATCCGAGGTTCAGCCGTCCGCATCGGTGCTGGATATGCAGCCGGACTTCGTGGGCCACATCGAGGGCATCAAGTTCGGGATGGAGTTGGCCGCGTTCAACGAGAACGTGAACATCCGCTGGCGCATCGAGGGCGGGGCACAGTCGGGCGTGGCGATGAAGATACAGGACATGGACGACCTCGAAGACCGCTATCAGACGGTGGAGGTCTACCAGGATTTCATCGAGCGTCCCTTGTATGAGAAGGTCGCCGCCTATCGCAAGGCCAACATCTTGTCGGCTCCGGTGGAGCAGGGCGAGTTCATGGCGGACTTCGCGGACATCGACTATCCCGAAACGGTGGACGAGACGGCAAGCCGTGAGACGCACGAACTGACGAACAACCTGACGAACGCGATCCGGCTCATCAAGCAGCGCAACCCGGACCTCACCGATGAGCAGGCGGCCAAAGAGTTCCTTGTCAACCGGAAGGTCAACGGCCTGACGGCGAAACGGGGATTATCGGTGGAGTCGATCTTGGCAACGCTTCAGCCCACACCGGAAGAACTGGCGGAGTTGGGCGTTGAGCCGGATGAGCCGGAAGGCGAGGGCGTAGATGTCTGAGCAGCGCATCCGGGCCGGGCTTGCCAAGTTGGACACGCTGACGAAGACGGCGAAGGGGGCGGTGGAGCGGGACTTCTACAAGGGCTTATCGCCAGCGTCCAACGAGTTCTTCGAGCTGGTTCCCGTTGACGTAAACGGGCAAGAGGTCAAGGTGTTCCGGGGGTTCTTGGTTGCTGGCCTTCGGGCGTTCAAGCGGAACGAGAAGCGTCTCATCCAGTCAACGAAAGCCGGAGTGGAGTTCGCCCGTGGCATACAAGGTCAAGTACGAGAAGGTGCTGCCGCGAACAGTCCTGCCGCTGAGTAAGGCGGACTGGAAGAACATCGGCGGGATCGTGAAGGTGGAAGTGCAGAACGGGATGGCCGCACAGGTACAAGTGGACGGGAGGGCTTACGAGCCGCTGAAACCCGCGACGATTAAGCAGAAGATTCGAGACGGGTATTCGGTCACGGCGACGCACCGTCTGATACGAACACAGAACCTGATGGACAATCAAGTGGTGACTCCATCGGTTGATAGGGTTGAGTTGACATTGGGGCCGACGCGGGAGTATATCGGGTACATCCAACAGGAAGCACCGAACCCCGGCAACGTGGCGACGAAATTCTTCGGCATCAGCGAGAATTGCGCTCAGCGCATCTTGGCGTATGTGGACCAACAGGTGACGAAGTGGCTCTCCCGGAAGAGTTGAGTCGGTTGCTCATCGTATTGCACAATGGGGCGTTCATCGAGGCGAACAAGGCCACGCTGACGTTCCAGCAGCAGGTCGAAACGCTCCGGGCGTTGGGGATGTCGGATGAGTCGATACGCCGGGCGATCCTGCTGGACTTCATCGAAGACAACGGAGTGTATTTCGGCGGGTTCCGTAGTGCGATCCGCGAACAAGTGGCCGGAGGGGTTCATCAGGCGTATCAGTTGGGCGTGAATGAGACGTACAAGGCATCGGGCGGCGACGGGCTGTATCGCTGGACAACGGTGGGCGATGAGCGGTCGTGCGAGGATTGCGCCGAACGTGCCGGGCAGGAGAAGACGCTCGAGGAGTGGGAGACGATCGGGATGCCCAAGTCGGGATTCAGCCGTTGCGGTCGGAGGTGTCGTTGTGAGATCACTCCCATCGAAGCGGATGCACCGTCGAAGATGACGGTCTGACGTAGCCGAACATACGCAGCACAGCCCTATTGAAACACTCAAGGGGCCGACGCTCTCTCGGACGAGGGGGTGCATCGGCCCCTTTTCATTTCAACCGCCCGGATGGGCAAGGAGAAGATGTCATGGCAGGATTGCCAGAAGAGATCAAGAAGAAACTGCTGGAAGGCAGCCCATTGACTCCGGAGGAGTCGAAGGTGGTTGCGGAGCATAACGCCTACTTGGAGAAGGAAGCCAAAGAAGCGTTTGCACGCCGCGACGAAGCGAAGAAGCGTGCCGAAGCCCTTGAGGAAGCCGAACGCGCACGGAAGACCGCCGAGGAGTCGGAGGTTCAGAAGGCACAGCGCGAGAAGTCGGAAGCCGAAGCACGGGCGAAGGCATTGGAAGCCGAGGCGGAAGAGGGACGGCGGTATCGTGCCGCTAAACTCGAAGAACTCAAGAAGTCCTTTGGCGACGCATGGTCGGAGTCCTACGCCAAGCTGCCGCTCGAAGACCTTGAGAAACTGGCCGCCAAGCTCAACGAGAAGAAGCCCGGAGTGCCTGCGCCCCCTGGCAGCGCATCGGAAGGCCCCAAAGACTATGCGGAGTATCTGCGCAGCCCCGCACGGTTCGGAGAATGGGGAGAGAAGAACCGGGAACAACTGGAACGCATGAAGTCCGAATGGCAGGCGAATCAGCGGGGTCGCCGCTAGCATCGGAGCAAGGAGTAGCAAGAAATGGCTGCTGTCACCTTTACCACCCTCATCGACAAGTCGCCCACCTTCTTGTCGGAGTATATGAGCGCGATGCTCCCGGAGAAGTCCGTCATGGTCTCTTCGGGTGCGGCTCGTATCGACGATCAGCTGGGGGCGCAGCTTTCCGCACAGGGCGGAAAGACGCTCTCTCGTCGGCTGTATGACGAGGACACGACGGACGAGGAAGTTCTCGCCGCCGCAACCAACCTTACGGTCCAAGCCCTCACGACCGACGCGGACATCGTGGCCGTCTGCGCGCGCGGTCGTGCGCGTGGCTCGGAAGACCTCGCCGCAATCTTGGCGCAGGCCGATCCTCTGGCCGAGTTCGCCGCACAGCGGACGAACTACTGGGCGCGGAAGTTTGACACCGCACTCATCAAGGTCGCCACGGGTGCGCTCGGTGCGCTCGGCGCGACGGTGCAATACACCGACCCGGCATCCTCGCCGTTCGCGTACGAGCATGTTCTCGGGGCGGTGGACCTGATGGGCGACAATTCGGAAGACCTGTCCATCATCATCTGCCACTCGAAGATCTACCACGACATGCTCCGTCAGAACATCGTCACCTTCCCGAACGCTGGTGCGGTCGGTCAGGCGAGCGTGTTCCTCGGCGGGTTCATCGGCAACCGCAAGGTCGTGGTCTCGGATCAGGTGTACAACACGGGCGGCGTGTACTCGACGTACATCGTCGCTCCGGGTGCGTTCACGCTGGCCTTCCAGAAGCAGGTCACGGTTGAAGCATACCGTGAGCCGTTGCTGGCTGGCGGCACGGAGATCCTTGTGGACACGGTGCATTTCGTGGCCCACAAGAACTACGTGAAGTGGAGCGGAACGGCGGCTGGCATCACGCCGACGAACGCTGAGCTGGCGACAACCGGCAACTGGACGGGCGTGGCCGGCAACGACAAGATGTATCGTGCGGTTGAGTTGCAATGCAAATCCACCTTCTAACGACGAAAGGACGAACACAACCATGAAGAAGATTCTGCTTGTCTCCGTGGCTCTCGCCCTCCTCGTTGGGAGTGCGGATGCCCAGTACCGTGTCCACAGCTTGTTCTCGTCGGAGTCCTACTCCAACACGAGCGCGGACACGTCCGACACCATTGTTCTCGACCCGTTCGAGTCGCTGTCGCTGTTCTTCTCGTTTGCCGACTCGAACAACGTCAATATCGACGTTGACTATCGCCACGGTTCCGGCGCATGGGTTGAGTATGTGGCGTCAGATTCCACGAATAACGTGACGGCTGCTGGTTCTTCGATCGGCAAGCTCATCCGTCGCCTGACAACCGACAACATCCCCGGCGCGGCTGAATTCCGGGTGCGGGTGACGGGCATGGGCGCGGCTTCCGGTAAGAACGGCACGACCTCGGCCACTTTCAACGGCTGGGCGTTCATTCGGCAGGAGTGATCCACTCATTCTCGGCATGGCGGGGCCGGTCGGATGATCGGCCCCGTTCGCCGGGGCTAACACTCGGAGGAGTGTCATGGCAAAGCGCGACAATCAGGCGGCGGAAGCCGTCGAAGAAGCAAAGACGAAGAAGTATCGGGTGGTTCTGCCGTCAGGCGATGAGAGCTACCGTCTCAACGTGAGCAACGGTCAGACCATCGTGGAGTCCATCGTGATCGTCGACCTGGATGAGGTCCGGGCGAGAGAAATGCGCCAGCGGTATCGGGCGGTGCTGGAACAGCCGAACGTGGAGCATGTGAAACCGGGAAGCCTCGTCGAATGGCCGCTCCCGTCGAACGAGCCGTATCCGAACCGGACACAGGTTGGCATCCGTGCCGGGATCCTGAAGGAAGTCAAAGAAAGCGTCTAGCCAATGGCACAGACCACGTACTGCAACGCTACGACCGACCTCTACCGGGCATATCCTCGCATCGAGGAATTCCGGGAGTATAAGACCGTTCGCGGTTGGGTGCTGCATTCCGGGAGCATCTACAAGGTCGGCGGGACCGGATATGTCTCGGCGGTCTTCGAGAACAATCTCCCCCTGACGGCGGCGGCGAGTGCCGTGGCTGTCACGGCGGGGACGTATTACTACGACAGCGATGCGGACGTGCTGTATCTGGCGGCGACAAGCGGACTCCCAACGGCCTCGACGAACATCTACAAGGTCGGTGAGGATTGGGACTCGCTCAAGTCGTGGGCGGTGACGCAGGCCGGGGCGGAAGTGGACACACTGCTGGATGGGCGGTTCCCCCGGCCCATCCCGGAGTCTCCCGATGGGTCTACCACAGCCCGGTATGACGTGGACCTGACGAGGGCGGCGGCAAAGTTCGCCGTGGCGTTCATCGCCTCGAGGCGTGAGCCGATGCGGACGGAGCCGGAGCCGAACACGGCGCAATCGCTCTACGACGAAGGCCGGAAGATCATCGACGAGTACAACAAGGGCGACCGTCATTTCTCGTGGGAGCAGACGAAGGACGAGATCGGCGGGTTTATCGTTCGTGCCGAGACGGACAACACCGGGGACGGCATCCTCCAGGTGCGCGGTTCGCATGACGCATGGGATGATGCCTTCTGGCGGGTGAAGATCACCACAGCCGGAGCGGTTGGGACGGCGGAGTATCAGTATTCGACGGACAACGGCTCGACCTACAACGGGACGGACCTCACGACCTCGAGGACGTGGCAGGAGATCAGCGGGGCGTTGGCCGGTGAGGGTGTGCTGGCCGAGGAGTTGTCGTTCTACATCCGCTTCCTCGACCGGAGCGGGACGTTCGATGTGGGCGATGAGTGGCAGATCGAGATTGTCTCGGCGCATCGTGGAGATGCCCGGAGCCGGATCGGTTCGGTGAGGATCGTTGGATGAGCGTCCAGAATGACATCCTGACGGCGATGGAGGCGGCTGTCCGTGGCGACACGTCACTCGGCAACGCCAACATCTACAAGCGCATGGAGCGCAAGGATGACCGCCTTCCGCAGACGGGTCAATGCGATGTGTATTTCCGTCCGCTTGTGCCGGAACCGGCTGAGTCGGTGTTCGTGCTGGACGGGCGGACCTATCCGATTGAGGTGACGCTCAGGTTCGCGGAGGAGGTTCACGCCGTCGATGAGTCCGACCGGGATGTGATCGTTGAGCAGATGTCGTTCTACACCGACGCGATCCTTCGGGCGTTGCGCTTCGGTCAGATCACCTATCCGACCGGGGTGTATCACCACGAGTTCGCCGGATCGGACGGAGAGCCGGAAGGACCGGAGGGTATCGAGACCGGGGCTACGCTTCACCGCGTTCGCATCACGGTCAACTTCCACGCCTTCGTTGACCCGAACACGGTGGACGGCGGCGGTGCTTCGGATGATGACTCCACAAGCGTTGTGATCGATGGAGGGTGGAATTGAAACGCCTTGCGTTCATCTTCGCGCTTCTCAGCGTTCTGGCCGTCGATGCCTTCTCGCAGGGTGCGCCGAAGGCCCGGTATCAGATACGTCGCGGCACGTACGCCAACATCCCCTCAAGTGGCGGGCTGTTGCCGTATGAGCCGTTCTTCGTGACGGATTCGACGTGGTTCATCATTGGCGATACGGTGAACGGGTCGTACACCTATCACCGCATTGGCGATACGGGCGACCTGCTGGACTCCATCGCGGTCCTTCGCGCCCTGACGGGCGATGTGCGGTATCTCACCGTGCCGGAGATCGGCGCGGGAACAACCGGGGCCGGGTGGGTCACAACGGCCTACAACATCAACTTCTACCCGTTCAACGTGGGGCAGTCGTTCACGCCGGATTCGGTCGTGTGGTATCTGCTCTCGTCGAATGCGGCAACGGACTCCTTCCGGGTGGGGATCTACTCGTTGGCCGGTGCGGTGCAATGCACAACGGCGTTACAGACGCACGGATCGACGTCATCCAACATCCGACTGGCGCAAGCGTTCACCTCAAGTCCGACGCTTTCGCCGGGGACGTATCTGCTGGCGTGGCAGCACAACACGACCTCGCCCCCATCGGTGGACATCATCAACACGACGGCGTTCTTCCGCGTGGCACAGACGAAGGGATGGGCCGGGACGATAGCGGCATCCGGTGGGCAATCCTTCCCGGCGACACTCTCCGGGGCTGGGGTGTATCAGACGGCGGCGAATGCTCCAATCCTGATTCTGATAGGCGAATGACATGACGCTCAAGCGTACCGACAATCTCACGTTCAACATTCGGCGGGGAACCGTACCGGAGTTGACCGAATCGCAGTATCAATCGCTCATGGCCGATGCGCCGACAGAAGTATCGGACGCGGCTGCTGAATACCTGACAACGCACGGCTACGCAGCCGAGGAGGAATAATCATGGCGTTCGTGGTGTACTCCGACGAAAAGGATGAATGGGGCTACCTGCCCGAAACGACGTGGGGAACCTCCAACGGCGCGGCTGGCAACTATCGCCGCATCAAGTTCCCGAAGGGGACCAGGATCGACTCGTGGGTGACGCACGACGATCTGGACCTCAACCGTGCGGCCCGTCAACAGGTCTTGGCGGACCTGTTCAGCGAGAACTACTCCGGGCCGGTCCGGGTGTCGGTTCCCGAAGTGATCCTGACGCTCGACCGGGCGGCGGACCTGCTGTATGCCTGCCTGCAGAACCGCGTCTCGCAAGGGGCGGCATCGCTCTACCTGAAGCAGTACAAGGCGCACCTGTCTCAGCCGGACTTTGCGGCGAACGCTGGCTACTTCTTCACGCTCGCCTACAATCCCCCGGTATCCGCGAAGGGCTGTCTCATCACGTCCTGCATCGTGCAATCGCTCGAACTGGAATGGGACAAGACGGGCAAGGGCGGACAGAACCTCGTTCGGGTGCGGAATCTGGTGATCGTGGGCAAGAAGATCGCCATTGGACAAACGATGTCCGGCACATGGGTTGACGAAGGCACGACGCGCTTCAACCCGCACGATTTCACCTACAAGTACAACGACTCGGACGCGATGGAGTGGGCGCGGTTCACGCTCTCCGTCAACAACGGTGCGGAACCGATCGACAAGGACACGGACGGAACGCCCAAGTCGTTCTTCCTCAACTGGCCGAAGGACGGACTCCGGGCCGAGGCGATGCACTGGTACAACGCCAACACGACCGGGACGATCGTGGACCTGTTGAGCGATTACAACGCGGGAACCTCGCGGCTGTATTCGATTCAGACCTCTGCGGCGAACGATGCAAGCGGCCACCTCAAGATCCAATTCTACGGCAAGCTCGCAGAGACCCCGATGGACGCGCAGAACCGTCATATGATGGCTCCGGCGCGATTCATCATCGGACACAACAGCGTCTCGACGAACGACGCGATCATCATCGACATCGCAGACAGCATCAGTCAGTAAGGGCAGAGAAAGGCCGGACATGCCGAAACTCAAATCAGGGGATGTGGCGGAACCGAAGCTGCTGGGCGAGGAGTGCTGGATCACCTTGTCAGACGGCTCATCGATCCGCGTGGACTATCCGACACGCGGCCAGCGGCGGCGGTATGACGAGCTGGCGATGCGCTGGCACTACGACATGGTTCCAGCCGGGACGGACCACCACATCGGGTACTTTCTGCGGTGCGCCATCCGTGAGGTGAAGGGCTGGCAGTTGGATGACAAGGACGTGCAGATCGAGTTCGAGTATGGCCTCGCCAAGAACCTCAAGGCGGGCGATGCGAGTGTCGACCTGCTGGACTATATCGAGGCCGCTGGAATGCGGCTTGAGGTCGAGGACGCGGTGATCTGCCGGTTGGACTTCACCGGACTGGACAAAAAAAAATTGAAATCTGCTGGACTCTCATCCGCGACAAGCGGTTCCGGGGAGCCGGAGAGCCGTTCAAGCCAGGGGTCCGAGTCCTCAACGGGTGGAGACCCATTGACCCCCGTACCGGCAGAGAGAACTTCGTAGAGGTTGCCACGCTCGAAGAAGCGTGGAAGTTGGTCGAGGAGTTTCGCGAGGGTATCGAGGTAGAGTTAAAGCGGGACTTCGACCTGATGACCGCACTTTCGATCATGGGCATCAACCCGGAGTGGTTCGTGGACGGGCGGACGGTGGAGTTGATCGAGATGTATTACTTCTACCACCCGCATCCGCACACGGCCTTTCCGGTCAAGTTCGCAGATCAACCCCATATCTGGATCGAGGCCAAGTTCCTGCTGGATGCCCTGACAAAGACCCCAAGCCATGCCGAACCTGAATAAGAAAATGGTCATCGAGGTATCTCAGACGGGTGCGGAGAAGACCGCCGCCTCTTTGGGGATGCTGGACAAGGCGCAGGCCCGCGTAGCGGGTTCTGGCAATCAGGCGAACATGGTCCTGCTGAATACGACCCGCGTGGTTCAGGACATGCCGTACGGTTTGATCGCCGTCTCGAACAACGTGGACATGCTTGTGCAGCAGTTCATCTCGTTGCGGGCAACATCGGGGGGGACGATAGGGGCGCTGACTGCTATCAAAACGGCGCTGATGGGTCCGTCCGGTCTGTTGTTCCTGTTCTCTGCCGGAACCGCCGCGCTGACGATGTGGGCGCTGGCAAGCAGGGACTCGGGGAATGCGGCGCGAGACTTGGCGAAGGAGTTGGAGAACCTCAAGGAAGCTGACCTCCGTCTCGCTCGCGCCCGGTTCGGGGCTGGTAGCGGGTCGTTTGAGGAATACCGCGCATCACTTGAAAAGCGCATCGGGAATCTCCGCCAGACCGAAGCATCGCTCCGCGAGGAGTTGAACGCCGAACGTCGAAAGAAGCCGCAAATCACGCAACCGGGCGACATTGACATCGACCCGGGTGCGACTGGGACTCTGGGATTGGCGAAGCGGTCGACCGTGAAAGCCAAGAAGGAGGGCGAGTCCCTTACGGAGAAGGAGTTGGATTTGACGAAAAAGCTCAATGAAGCCGTTGAGCAGAGAATCCAACTTGAGAGTGAACTAGGGTCTGTACAGGAGAAGCGTTCACGGTTGTACTCTGACCGACTCAACGACCCCGTGGGGGATTTTGAAAAGGGAATGGATGCTCGTGGCAAGGGTCAGGAACTTGCGATACAGGCCCGCCGTGAGAACGAGGAACGCCGGAGAATGCGGAACCTCGACCGGATGTATGCTCAAGACGATGCGGCGGAAAAGCGACAGCGGGCATTAGACGAAGCCCAACGCAGTCTCCACTCCGGTTTCGGTCAACTCAACTCATCGCTCCAAACGCTCGGCGTGACATCGGACTCCGTGTTCGGTCGGATGATCGACTCGCTGAACAAGATATACGCGCTCATCCAACTCATCAATTCAGTGAAGACGATCGCATCGGCGGTTAGTACGCTCTTCGGCAACCCAGCCGGTGTTGCCGGGGCCGCTGGTTCGGCGGGGAACCTCGAGGCGGTGCTGGCGGCGCCGGAGAACCGGAGGGCGTTGGCAATGACCGTCCGCGATATGAGTCGAAAGGGGATGCTCTGACATGGCGACCATCTTCGGAGTCACCGTCACCTTCGCATTGCCGGAGAACGATACCCGGCGACAGAACGACGCGCACATTCAGGCATCAGACGGGACGTTCAAGTATTACAAGTATCGAACGAGCGACCGCATCTTGGTCATTCCGCTCCGGGGACTATCCACCACGACGAAGAACTCTCTGGCAACGGCCCTTGAGGGTGACGCGGACAAGAGCGGCACGATCGCGCCGGATTCGCACGTTGACTTGGGTGGGGGTGTCGGAACGTCTGTCACGGCCCGCTGGATCGACCCGGTGTTCGATGCTCGCAAGACCAATCACGAAAAGTGGGACGTTGACCTGACGTTCGTTCGCACAGCATGAGGACGGTTCCATCGGCCATATCGACGGGTCTCTCGGCGGGAACGCGCATGTTCTACCTCGTGCGCCTGACGTGGCGGGACGGGGACGGGAACGAAACGACCAAGTATTTCCCTACGGCATCCAAGAACCTCGCCGGGAGTACGCTCGTGCTGAAGGAAACATCAGCAGGGGCTTCGCTCTCCTACGACTCCACGGTGATCGCCGGGGATGAGTGGGTGAACGGCATCCCGCAATCCCTGAACGGTATCGGGGAGTTCGAGCAAGCGGTGGACCTTGCGATCGGCGGGGGCGTGGCGCAAATGTCGGACGGATTCATCACGCTCGTCAACCCGCAGTATTCCGGCTCGGACAGGTTCGATACGACTGTTCTGGCCGCTCCGACCTATCTGGAAAACGCGACAGTCAAGATTTACATGGGGTTTATCCCGGCAGGCGCAACGCCCACGGTTGTCATTGCGGACGATATGCTCCTCCGGTGGAGTGGCGTGGTAGAGGACGCGCACGACTTCGACCATAAGACGGTCCGGCTGGCTTGCGTGGACGGCTCGGAGCTGCGGCACAAGGAGATCCCCGAAGATACGGTGACGATCAACGACTATCCCCGATGCCCGAAAGAGAACCTGGGCCGGGTGATCCCGTTGCTCTACGGCGACTATTCCAGCGGTGGTGAGTTCTCCGGGTTCGACAACACGGAGGACGTGAAGTGGACGCTGGCCGATCTATGTCCGGCTCCGGGCATTTCGGTCGATTACTTCACGATGAAGCACGTCTTTGCCGCGCATGAGTGCCATACGTTCTCGCAGAGGACGTTCCAGTACGACGCGGCGATCGACGCATACGGCGGGTTGTATAACCCTGGGTTTGTATTCGATCCCGGATCACGCGACACCTACGACTTCACACGGGCCAACACTTCGGCGGGGTGCTTTATCACCTATCGACCGAACGGCATCGGCGCACCGATCACGGAGTGGCGACAACCCGTCAGGTTCCGCAATAGTCAGACGAGCGCGACCTACGCCGACACGCAGTTCATCAACACGATCGACCGGGACGCGACGACGAAGGCGCAGATATTCCCGACGGACATCTACTCGTACAACTGCGACCCCCCGGCTGGCGCGGGAAGGTATTGCACCGTCCACGGCTATTACATCCGACTTAACCCTGTGGACGTTGCGCCGACGCTCTACCTTCGCGGGGTCTTCGAGCGGAACAACATCTTCGCAGTTGGGACGGTGAACCTTTTCTGGGATGAGAACGACGGGACGGGGTTGTCCGATACTGACGTGAGCATTGCGAAGGGCGACCTGGTGGCGTTCCCCTTCACGAAGGAAGTCCAACTCACGCACGGCGGGAAGTCACCGATCATGGATTCCGGGTACGTAAGCGAGAACCGTTTCGGGATGCTGGATTCATCGATCGGGACGATCGGCGGGACGGCGCATTTCTACGGTATGGCCGTCGTGTACTTCGCCATCCCGACATTCAGGTATGCACTCTCAGTAAGGATCCCGACGATCGGGGTTCGGATAGCGCGACGATAATGTCACCGACCAGAGGCGCAATATCGATACGGGGCGTGGAGGTTGAGGAGAAGGACCGGGTCTATGAGGGCGACGTCTACGCCCACATCAAAGGCCGCTCCTTCGCCGGTATTGCCTCGGAACACGCAGACCGCTTATCCTCCGACCTCATCGAAGGTGCGCCGTACATCGTGGACTCCATCCTGCGCGACGTGTTGGGCCGGTCAACGACCGAGGTGAACACGGCGAGCATCGGAGCGGTGGGGAATGATGTGACGGGTCGGCGTCCGCAGTTGCAATGGAAGTATCGCCGGAGCATCACGGAGCGCGAGAACTCCATCAACCTCATCGGCTCCCTGTGCTTCGAGTCCGGCATGGCGTTGTTCCAGGATCATCAGGACCGGGAAACCCTGTTCGCGGTGGACTATAAGGCCCCGGTTTGCACCCTGACATCGGCATCGGTGCTGGACGTCGGCGGGGTGCCGCAAGTTCGCGCTCGTCAGACGGATGTGAGCAACATCTTCAATCAGTTCTCCGTGCGGTATCAGTACAGCCACGCGCGGGGGACGTTCCTGAAGGAGATCCGCTGCGACGAATCCAGCAGCAATATGACGGACACGCTCCGGCCTGATTCGGATGGACTTGGGGCCACGTATCCGCTGTTGTGCGCGAAGAGTCAGACGATCTACCGGAAGGTGCGGAAGTTCTCGCATGATGCCGAGTGGATCGGCAACGCAGAGACGGCGGAGCGGTTCCTGAAGCACATCATCAACTGGACGGCGATACGTCGGTGGGAGGTGGAGGGCAAGTTTGCCATGACCGCCGATACGCTCTCGTTGGAATTGGGCGATACGGTCGTGCTGAGTTTAGACCTGTTGCCGACATCGGTGCAAGCGTCGAATGTGTTTCTTGTGACGCGCATCGTGGACGGGGGGCTGGCGAATCCCGGCGTGCTGACGCTGGGCTTCACGATGGTACCGATCGTTCTGGGGACGTATGCAGACGGCTACGGGTTCAACTATGGCGAAACGGGATACGGAACGCAGTTGTAAGCGGATGGGAAAGGCGAAGGTTCAACCAATGCGAAAGGTTCTCTCACTCGTTCTTCTGGCGGTTGTCATGCTGGCGGTGGACGGCGTTGCTCAAGACGCCCCGAACAACTACACGACCCGGTACCGCTTGCGTCAATGGGCCTCGGGCGCGAACCCGTCTGCCGACTCGCTGAACGCGAACTGGGCGCAGATCGATTCCTCCATCCGCTATCCCCGGCACACCTATCAGGATTCGCTCATCATCGGGGCGACGGCGAGTCCGGGAGTTGTCAAACTGTATGTCGCAGGGACGGCCCGTATCGAATCGCTCTATGTGTCGGGCAACGCGGACTTCATCGGCACAATTCGCTCACTCACGGTCAACTCCGGCAACTCCAACCCCGACCTGTTTCTTGGCGAAAAAGGATATCCGGGCATCCTCACATTCTTCACTGAGAACGCCGGGGGGCCGACCGACTCTGTATTCTTGACGGTCCCGACCGAAGGGGATGGGTCATACACGGTGACGATGCCCGACACGGCGGGAACACTTGCCTTGACCTCACAGCTTCCGACCCCGGCGACGCTGGACACCGTGGCCGGGACAATTTACATCGGGTACTCGGGTGCCGCTGCCGTTCTCAAATTATGGTCAACGTCCGCGCTTGGATACTCGACATTATCGCTTCCAGATCTGAGCGGCGTTGGGACCGGCAATTGGACAATGCCAGAAGCGTATGGCAACATTGCGCTCATCGACGGCGACCAAGACTTCACCGACGTTGGAGCCATCACCGCCGACTCTATCGCGGTTGGCTCGGGTAAGTTCATCGTCTCATCCGGCGGGGTAGCGTCGAAGGTCGGTGATGTCTCAACGGAGGGCAACTTCGGCGTTCCGGTTGTGGTGGATGTTGTCACGACTGAAGAGGGGGACGCGGCGATTACCGCAACGAACGTCTCATCCTCGATCGTCTCGGGAACCTACCGCGTCAGCATGTACCTCAACTGCGACCGCGTAACGGCGGGAACCGATCAGGTCTACGGCAAGGTTACATGGCGCACATCGGACGGCGACATCGTAGCGGATAGCACGGCGACGATCACACTCAGCGCAACGTCAGTCTACACTCATAAGACGTTCTTCGTGCGTCATTTCGGTGCAGGGGCGACCTCGATACAGTACGCCACGCTCGGCTCGTTCGGGGCATCGGACGGGTACACGCTCCAGGTCTTCGTCGAGAGGTTACACTAGCGCCATGCGGAAAGTCCTCGCACTTCTGGCCCTGTGCGTCTCACTGGCATCGGCGCAGGATACGTACTACGTCCGCACGTCCTCGTCGTGGGTGCAACTCGGCAACGTCACCGCATCGGGCGATTCGATCTACGCGAACCTCCCCCCAGGTTCCGGCCTGTCGCTCCTCAATGGACTCTCGGCCACAACCCAGACCTTCGGCGTGGACTCCACCTATTCGACGTGGGGCATTGGCTCATCCGGCTCCGCGCATACGTTTCGGTTCCCCGGATCGCGGCTGGCGTGGCTGGACAAGGACAACTCGTTCTCCGGGGCGCAGACCATCTCCAACTCCCTCTCCGTCACCGGCTCGGCCACGCTCGGCTCGGTGCTGACGGACTCCATCTACTATCCAGCCGGAGCATTGACGGTAGCGGATAGTCTGACGGTGACGGGGCTTGTGAGTGCATCGAACGATGTCACGATAGGCGACTCGCTTTTCGTCGGCGGCAATGCTTGGATAAAGGGAACGGTCTATAACTCCGGCTTAACGGACTATCCCGGTTCCGTTCTTCGCGTCTCGGACACATCCTCACACTCCGGGGGAACGGCGAACGCGATCTATGGCCTCATCGGTTCGACGGAAACATCTGCCAAACTCGCTATCGGTCTATGGGGACGAGCCGAAGGGCTTGCAACGAGTGCGAGTGATGTGAGGCTCTTTGGGGCGGCCAGCAATCTGCGGTTCTACGGGTCATCAAACTATACTCATTCGAGTCTGCACTTGGGGGTTGATGCGAACGTAGGAACCGAAGGCACGGGAACCGTTGTCTCAATCGGCGGCTATGGTTCTTACTTGGACGGGGGAGCGGCATTGGCCGGGACGGTGACGAACGGGTACGGGATGTATATGTTCACCCCGGACACGACGAACGACATTCCGGGCCACTCGTTCACGAATCTCTACGGACTCTACATCAACGACTATCGCAAGGCCGGAAGCACGAACTCCTACGCGATCTACACGGATGGCGGACTCCATCGCTTTGGCGACACGGTGAACATCTCTTCCGGCGTTCTGCAAATGGGCGGCACGACCGCGATTGACGCTTCTCGCAATGCAACGCTCGGGACGGGAACGTTTGGCGGGAACATAACGTCCACGGGGGCCGCCATCATATTGCAAACAGGAACGACAGCACCGCTATACTTAAACGGTACGAATAGTTGGATTGCTCAATCTAATTCTGACGGCAACTTCTACATCACGCACTCAGAAGTGATAAATGCACTTACGCTTGCGCCTACCACCGGAACCGCGACGTTCGCCGGCAACCTCGCCTTCTCCGCAACAGGGAAGAAGGTCGCATCGGCAAGCGTTCCCGTCGATTCGATGTGGGTCAACCGCATCGTGGAGAACTACAAGGCGTGGGGCAATCTCTACGTCAACGACGATGACCCCGATACGGTCACGACCGCAAGCGCAACGGACACGGTGACGATGCGGGACTGGAACACGACCGGCTCGTATCAGAATACGACCCTCTCGGACTCCGGCATTACAGTCACACGGGCCGGAACGTATCGCATCTCGTATATCGCCTCGTTCTACGGCTCAACGCCCGCCGAGTGCCATGCGTACCTCTACGTCAATACGGCGCAAAAGTCTGAGGCGGGGTATCAGCGCACACTAGCGACGGCGGCTCAGGTTGGTTCGGCCAGTTTCTACACGATCATCTCCCTTGCGGCCAACGACTTTGTAAAGGTGAGGTTGCACGGCGACACGGCGGAGACGTTCTACGTCTTACACGCTTCGCTCAACGTGGAAAGGATAGACTGATGCTCACCCTTGCCGCTATCGTATGGGGAGTGTCCACGTTCTTCGAGTCGTGGCACGACTGGATGCTCCACAAGACCCTCTACAAGCACGACGCGAACTGGCGGGACAAAGACCGCGTGAAGTCATTGGATGCGGCGGAGAAGTTTGTGTTCGTCCTCGGCTTCGCTACGCTCTGGTATCAGCAGACGGGCGACCCGTTGACGGCCTGCCTGTTCATCCTCTGGCAAGCGTGGGCGCGGTGGATCGGGCATGAGTTCTGGTATTCGTGGTTCTCTGGATTGGAGTTCGGCAAACTCGGCACAAGTTCACAGTTGGACTTGGCCCTGAACTACATCGGCCTCAGACGGTGGGGCAATATCGCGGTGATGCTCGCTCCATTCGTGGCGTTGACGTTGGCATTGGGCTGCGAGTGACAGCCCATCGAGGGGGCGGGGTGGGCTTCTTGTCCGGCGGCTCCCCCGTCCCCGGCAAATTGAAACAAGCGCAGTCATAATTCACGAAGCATCTCCGGGGGGAGAAAGAACGCATCATGGCACTAACAAAGGCAGACCGCGAATGGCTCGAACTCAAGATGGAGGAGAGCAATCGCAAGGCCGTTGACCCGATTGAGAAACTTGTCCAGATGCACCACCAGTCGATCTACGGGCCGAACAACGACAACGGGCTCGTGGGCGATATGAAGTCCATCAAGGAGACCGTCCGCAAGCTCGACGGGTTCAAGAACCGAGTCCTCGGAATGGCATCCGGCGCGTCTATCGGCGTGACGGCGGTGTATCACGTTGTTCTCTCCCTGCTCAAGTCAGGAGGCGTAAAGTGAAGTTCCTCGAATTACTATCAGAGTCCAATGGGTCGCTTTCTTCCATGCGTCTCTCGATGCTGGGATGTGTCGTCGTGGCCCTGTTCATCGCCGTCTATCAGGTTGTGAACCGCATCGAGCCAGAGTCGCTAGAACTCATCCTTGTTCTCCTCGGCGCAGGATTTACGGCGAAGGTTGCGCAGAAGGTTGTCGAAGAGAAGAAGGACACGCCGCCGCAATGACCGCGAACACCTGGGTAGCGCGTCTCGTCCTTCTCCCGAAGGCAGAGCGAGAGATCATCTTCAAGTACCTGACGGGGATGGACGGGGCAGGCCCGGTCCCGAACGTGAAGTGGATGAAGGAACGGGTGAAGGAGCGGGACTTGAACGCGGCGAAACGGGCGGCGAGGGAACAGCATGAGCAAACTTGACGGGCTGCATCCAGTCGTGAGGCAGAAGGCCGAAGCACTCATCGCCATTTGTGCCGCCGCGAAACTCCCCATTATCGTCACGCAAGGGCTACGCACCGACGAGGAACAGGCCGCACTCTGGGCGAAGGGCCGCACCGCACCGGGACCGAAGGTGACGAACGCCAAGCCGGGACACTCCTACCACAACTACGGGCTGGCCTTCGACATTGCGGTCGTGAAGAACGGGAAGCCGACGTGGAACGACAAGGTGAGCGTGGACGGTGACGAGATGCCGGATTACGTCGAGGTGGGCGAGATCGGGGAGCAGCTTGGCCTTGAATGGGGCGGACGGTGGAAGTTCCGCGACCTGCCGCACTTTCAAATGAGGTTCGGGCTATCCCTCGCAGACCTCAAGTCGGGGAAGCGTCCGACGATCGAGGGGGATGTTGTGCAACTCCCTGTGCGACCCGTGAGCGTGGCGTAGGTTTATGTGGGTATAACCACAAACAATCCGCCGAAATGACGGGTATAGCCACACGTTCAATTTGTGGCAAAGTCAATCGGTACTGAACGGAGCCGGACAATGAACAAACCTCTCGCAGTTGCAATCCTCCTTTCAACCTTCATCGGTTGCACGTCAAGCGTTCAAGTGGTGGACTCCATACCAACCCCGCCCATCCGCATCGATACCGTGCAAGTCCTTTCCACTGTTGCCACGGACTCGCTCGTTGCGGCCATCCTCGAGAAGTTCTGCAAGGGTGAGACCAGCGGGACGCAGGACGGAACGGACTGGACGGCGGCACTCTACACGGACGTTCGACGTGATACGGTCTACGTCGCCAAGCCGACGATCCGGCTGGTCATCCAGCGGGACACCGTGCTCATCCCCATTCCGCAAGCCATCGTCGACAAGGTGGCCCGCCTCGAGTCGAACCAGGAGCGGCACACATGGCGGGACTGGCTGGCCGCCGGTGCGGTCGGTGCTGGCGTTCTACTCATCCTCGAAGTGCTGGTGTTCGTGTTCTTTGGCATCAAGCGGCTCCTGCCGCCGATCAAGTTCTGACCATGCCAAACGTCAATCGAATCGCTATCGGCGGACGCACCTTCGACGTGGGCGGCAATGTGCCGAGCGGCATCCCCGCGCAAGTCCGAAAGTTCATTGAAATAGCCGAAAAAATGCCAGACGGCAAACTCCTCACGACGGCTCAAATGTCGTCGCTTGCGGGGTATTCCCGACGCATTGACAGCGTTGTGCCGCACCCAGCCTGTCAGCCGTACGTCTTTCGGTATTCCTACAACGTCTATCTATGGGGGAACAGGAAAGAGATCGCCTATGCGAAGAAGGCCACGAAGTCATCGACAGACGTTTGAAGCGGAGCGCGAAACGCGGTTCCTCGCCTACATCGGGCGCGAGTACCCGTATGTCCCACCGACGCCCCAGCATCACGCGACGCCCGACCGCGACAAGATATTCGTGCTGGCCGACATTCACGAACCGTACTCGCATTCGGCGGTGATACGTGCCGCGCTTGAACACAAGGACGCGGGGACGCTCATTATCCCCGGCGATGTCGGGGACTTCTACTCCAAGAGCCGATTCCGCAAAACGCGGTACGTCTCGTTTAAGGAGGAATTGGCATCGGTGTTCCGGCGAATTGAGTGGGCCGCGACACACTTCCCCGAGGTCCGCATCATGCTCGGCAATCACGACAACCGACCGGAGAAGATGATCCTCGGAAAGATGGACAACGGGGCGGTGGATCTGCTCATGCTCACCGAACACGACCTGTTGGCTCGCATGGCATCTTACTTCGACAACGTGCGCATGGTGGGAACACCCATCGGTGTTGACGGGATCGTGGCAACGCATCTCTATCAGCACGGCGACATTGTGTTCACGCACGGCGAGGTATCGTTGAAACAAACCACCGCCGTCCTTGAGCGCGTGTCCACGTATCTCCACCGCTGGCATCGTCGGCTCGGCATCAAACCGTATCGCGTGATTGCTCAGGCGCACAATCACCGGGCGATGAAGTCCATCGAGGACGGCGAGGCATGGTTCGCTCTGCCGTGTTCGATGGATCCCTACTCCATCGGCGCGGAATATATCTACGGTTCGCGCATGATCGGCAACCCGCCCCAGGTCGGCTACACCATCTTCTACCAGCACAACGGCGTCACCGACATCAACCGCAGCAACTTCTACGTCCTATGACCCATGACCCAGCGCATAGTACCCCACCCCGTCCGATGTATCCATTGCGGGACGTTGCACTCACTCACGACCCCGGCGGGGATGACGTTAGCGTTGTTATCCTGTCCCAACTGCGGGAGCGACTTCGACGCGAAGAAGAGGAGAGAGATGCTGAGGCAGATCGAATCCATCGTCAGCGGGAAGCAGAACGAGAAGCCAAACTGACGAGCATGGGGGATGACTAGGGGTACATATAGAGGTCCGCGAGTCCACTCCACCCCCCAAAGTCCCGTATAGCGCATCCTCGAGCGCATGGGGGGCATTGTAGCGAGAACTACGGACTTTCTACATACTCAGCGAAAACGTATCGAATTCGCCACGCGAGAAGATAGCCGTATATCGGCTGGTGCTGGCCGGGATGCCTACGGACAAGGCCAATGCGCTTGTCCGGTCGGCGAGAATGGCCCTGGCACACTTTTTCCAGCATAGGAAATTTCCTACCCCAAAATAGTCCATCGGGCACTTGCGTTTGAGAAAAGCCCGCGTATATTAGCATGTAATCACACGAAGGGAGACACAAGATGAAACAGACACAGCAGACCCAAGCCGAACTCGCGGCCCGTATCGATGCCCTTGAAGTAGCCAATCACGATCTCGGTTCCGACCTGTCGAGGGCCGAGGTCCGTGTCAAGCGATTGGAGCGGGAGAAGCGGGAATTGGTGGAGGCGTTGCGGGGTGTCGAATCGGCCTACGGTTGCGAATGTATAGACGGGCAGCCCGTAGGGCATTGCCCAATGTGCCGCGCCCGCGCCCTTCTCTCCCGCATGGAGGCCGGACAATGACCACCTACGACCTCGTTGCCGAACTCAGACACCAAGCGAACGAGTGGGCCATCTTCGCCATGCAATGCCAAGCGAAGGGATTCGACGGAATGTCCCAAGCCGCCGCATTGAACGCGGAGCGGTGCGAGAAGTGCGCTGAGGAGATCGAAAGGGCGAACCAATGAAGAAGACACTCACTCAGCGCGTCACCGCCCTTGAGCGCAAGGTACGCGCACTCTCGTTGAAGGTTGAAGTGCTGGAGGCTGGCAAGCGCAAGTTTATGCCCTCCGAGAACATGGATGGCCCGAAGCCCACGACGATCCTGGGATGGCTTGAGACGTTGCCGGAACCCGTGCGGGCGAAGGCGCTGGCAAACCTTTTACCCAACCATGCGAACATGGAGCGCGACAAACTGTCGTGGGCAATTCATGGAGCGTTTGTTTGGCACGAAACGCGGGAGGGCCATGATTATTGGAGAGAGCAATACCGTGACGCGGTTGACTTGGAAAGACAGGGAGTCTGACATGATCTACATCGTGGATTTTACCGACGAGGACGGGAAGCGGCGAACGGCTGACGTATTCATACAGCATCCATATCGGGACGAACGCGACCAAACGATAGCGGCATACCTGCTATCTCAGCACGGGTACAGAGTTCAGCGCATCCACCGAATGAGGACGCAACCATGACTGGCTACGAAATGCTCTCGCAATTCCAAGCGCAGATGCGCGAACGGCCAGAGGTCGAAGCCGACTTCCTCGCGTGGTACTTCGACTCCATCCTACCGACCCTTCCAAGTGATTGCGTCCGGTTCTCGGATTGCGACGATTGGGCCGAGGTCGAATTCCCGACGTATCACTACAATCCAAACTGAAAGGCGCACACGATGGGAATGTACACGGAGTTGATATTGGGGGCGCAGTTGCGGTCTGACACCCCCGTTGCGGTTGCGGAGAAGTTGACGAAGATGGTCAACGATCCAGAGGAAACCCTGCCGGATGACGACCAGAACCCGCTTCATGGAGCGTCCTACTACTTCGGCGTTTCGCGCTCACACGCTACAATCGTCTTCGATGACATCTCGAAGGGGCTGATTGTTGAGGCGCGGGCCAACATCAAGAACTATGGCGACGAGATTGAGCATTTCTTGGAGTGGTTGCGGCCCCACGTAGATTCGGGAAGTGGCTCGCGAGAGTTCTTTGCGATTGTGACATACGAGGAACAGGCGACCCCGACAATTTGGTATTTGCATGAAACTCCGTGGGGTCAGGAAGAAGGAGGCAACCAATGATCCCGACCCTGACTTGCCCCCGTTGCCACGGTGAGCGCACCGACCCTACCACCCAACACTTGCCCGAATCCGAGCGTACGGATTGCCGCCGATGCGGGGGTTGGGGAGAGTTGCCCGTTGTCCGAATCCACGACATACGGGTATTGTCGCAGGGAGAACGATTAACCCGCAGACTGGAGGCCGCATGAAAAAGCACACGATGTATGGTCTGAGAACCTGCAACGCTGACCTCACTTCGCACAACGGGTTCAAGTGGAAGGCGAAGGGCCGCGTCACCGCACCGGACTGGAACGAACGCGCCGAATGTGGCGGCGGGTTGCACTTCCTCCCAATGGGCAATGGTGACGGCTCGTTGCTGAATTGGGACACTGATGCGAAGTGGCTGGTGATCCGTCCCATCGGCAAGGTCGTTGACATCGGCGGCAAGTCAAAGTGTGAGTGCGCCGACGTGGTGTATTGCGGCGACCGCAAGGGTGCGACAGACTGGCTTGTGGCGCATGGGGCCGATTCTGTGAAGTGCGTAGGCGTGTTCGCAACGGCTGGCGACGGTGGGACCGCAACGGCTGGCAACGGTGGGACCGCAACGGCTGGCAACGGTGGGACCGCAACGGCTGGCAACGGTGGGACCGCAACGGCTGGCAACGGTGGGACCGCAACGGCTGGCGACGGTGGGACCGCAATGGCTGGCCACCGTGGGACCGCAACGGCTGGCTACTATGGGACCGCAACGGCTGGCGACGGTGGGACCGCAACGGCTGGCTACTATGGGACCGCAACGGCTGGCGACGGTGGGACCGCAACGGCTGGCAACGGTGGGACCGCAACGGCTGGCGACGGTGGGACCGCAATGGCTGGCCACCGTGGGACCGCAACGGCTGGCGACGGTGGGACCGCAACGGCTGGCAACGGTGGGACCGCAACGGCTGGCAACGGTGGGACCGCAACGGCTGGCGACGGTGGGGGTATCATTTTCAAGCATTGGACTGGCGACCGCTACATCGTCAAGGCGTTCAACGTCGGCATCGACGGCATCAAGCCCAACGTCAAGTACCGACTGGACGACAAGGGCAACATCGTGGAGGCCGCATGATTTATCACATGATGTCCCGCCCTGACGAGTCTCGCTATTGGGACGAAGTTGCGCGGGCCGAACGCAGAGAAATGCAATTACGGACGGATGCGGCGACTACCGGAATAGACGTGGCTAGGTCGTGCGATGTGATTCCACGCAAGGCCAGTGCCGCCCCCGTCCTTGACTGGAAGCGTATCGAGCATATCACCCGCGAGAACGACCAGCGGCGCAGGGATGCAGAC